AAGGCTGTTTTCACTGACATTTAATTTGTTATCAATATTTACGCATAGGTCTACATCGACTTTAGCATATTCAAGATAAGTTTTTGTATCTTCCAACCAAGCCCTTTCGTAAAACTCCAAGTCTTCAAATTTAGAACTCTCAACCTTACGCTCACCAAGAACAAGATTAGCACAATCATCCAACTTAAGTGAAGGTAGTGTGCCGTTTTGAGAATCAGTCCAAAGGCGTTCAAATCTATCCATTAGGCAGAAAGTTAATCTACCTCGAATAGGCTGTGCGCTGTTAAAGTATTTTTCATCTCCAGTTCCTTTTCCTAATTGCCAACCCGTAGTTTCTCCATTACTGAACTTTCTACGAACATCTTTAATCTCATTACAAGGAGACATGCGATTAGGGTCAATACCTAATTTACACATACGCTTGATAATTTGCGGAATATCATAGCCGAGAAGATACCAGCCGATAATCATATCGGGGTCTTGTTCTTCCATCATTTCAATAAATGCGTAAAACATTTCTGTTTCGCTTTGATAAACTTGCACATAATCAATATCTACTTTAACATTAGCCTCTTTAGGAAACCAAGTCATTACGGTATTCTTTTTAGTGAATGAATCGTAGATACTTAGCACAGTTGTTTTACCATCATGTATTCCTCCGACTTGAGATTCAATATCAAAATACCATTTACGGTGTTCGTATTCTTTAATCTCGGTCATTCGGTCAACTGCATAAAGACGCTTAATATCAACATCTGCTTGATAGGTGGCGATTCCCTGCTTATGAAATTCATTCATAAGGGTCCAACGGTCTTTAGGGTTATGATAAGTAATCTTTTTTAGATTTTTACCTTGTAGGCTTTTCCATTTATCTCCAAATTTTATTTCGACTGGTATCCCTCTTTCCTTTCCATATTTCTTAACGAACATTTGGGATTTATGCCAATGAGATGCACCGGAGATAAAGAAATAAGGTTTGTAATTCTTTATTGTTTCTTCTTTTCTTTCTCCGTCTTCTCTCCATCGTAGATGTATATTACTCCCCATTGTGTCTATTATCATTTTCAATCACTTTCCATTCTTCAATCTTAAAACTTATCCCTTCGCTTTGAAGGTATTCCATGAACAGATATTCTAAATGCTCTCGCAAATATTGAGAGTCTGTCCAGCCCTCTTCGGTATCAATGTAGCCATTAACATAAATTAACATTACAAGTCCTCCATAAGGTTAGCGAACTCGATACCATATTTTTGTGCTAATTGTAATCTTTTAAATTCATCCAATAGACGCTCAACATAAACGCTTGCATCCATTAGTTCTTCCTGTAAGTGAACAAGCCATTCAAGTGTGTTTAAATCAGTGCGTTCCATTGTCACACCGTATTTATTCTTACCTACTTCGGCTCTTTCACGAATCTTGTTAATTACTTGTTCTTCGTATTTACTCATTCTTCTTCCCCTTCCGGTGCTGTCAAAAATTCCATTACATTTTGTGCCATCAAGGTAGCCATACTACGACTACCCATAGCAAATGCAATTTGAACAGACTTACTCTTAGCATACATTCTTAGGAACTCAGCCTCATCCATGTTCTTGCTTCGTAGTAATTCTTGTATTCTTTCGTTCAATTCTCTTACTGTTGCTAATAATGATTCCATTTTAAGCACCCAACCTCGGCGCACGAAGCACCGTCACTTGTTCATTAGCAAAGATAACAGGTTTTTCATCATCGTAAAGAATTACAACTTCTTGTTCCCTGCTTACGAGTTTGCTAATTGGTAGAGAGATTTCAACAGTAGCCTTTCTATCAGTTCCACTGGCTGTGACTTCTGTAAAGACACTTTCATTATTCTTAGTGGAACTAATGAGAAGTTTGTCGCCATCCCAGTCAATTCTATAAATTGAATTACCTACCTTTTCTGCAAGCATCATCGCTTCTGTAAGTTCTTCGGACTCAACATCAAGCATTGTTTTTAATGCGAGAGTAGCGGTCACGAAAATATCTTGTTCTTCTCTTACCATCTTTCTTATTGACCTGCGAGTTAAGTTTCTCAACTTATCCTTCAACCGGTAAATAACATTAAGTTCTTCATGTCTACCCAAAGTAGGTAAAGTCACAATGCTATTTCCCGAAGCCAATTCAATTTTTCCATCATCACTTCTAAACACTAAGTCTGCATCCTTCAAATACTTTTCAAGTGTAGAGCCGGACAGATTAACCATTCCGTTAATTGCCTCTTCATCGTTGTGTCTATAAACCACATAGGTATAATTATTAGCATTTTGAATATAAACCATTCCGTCTTCTACTTCGATAAATAAATCATCGCATAAGACACTGGTTTTATTACCCATACCTTCATTGTATTTTCCTCGTAGTCTGCAAATATTTATTGCTTCTTTTAATTCCTTTCCATTCATTCTAAATTCCATTTAAATTCCTCCATAATATAATATAACATAACAGCACCCCTATACCAAAAACCATTACACTCAAAGGTTGTTTTCTTTGATTGGTGTTAAACCATTCCAAGTGACCTTACCTTTGTCGTTTTCAAACAACATGAAGGATTGCCCTTCATTGTCTGCATTGGTCTTTGACTTGAGAACTTTAGCGTGTAATTTTGTCGTATTGTTTCTCTCTTCACGGTATGTGTGAATATGTTGAAACAACTTTGCAGTAGTAGACTTTTCCCAATCGGGCTTTTGTCCAACAACTTCAAATCCATCATGCACTTCTTTCATATGTGTAATGAAAAACTTATGACATTGAAGTTGACAAGCGGCCTTAAATAATCGCTTGTATTCTTCTGTTCGTGCATACCATTGGGTAGGAACCATTTTGACTTTATCAGCCGCTCTTGGGTCTTTACCCTTAATGTGATTTAATCTCGCAATCATATTTGTAGTATCGAGCCAAGTATCAAGACCATCAAAAACAATAGCCTTTACACCTTCGACTTCAATTACTTCGTCGCCAAATTCAATCTTCTTCGTTTCAATTGCTTCTTTAACCATTCCCATAAAGAAACGGGCCATATCAGCAGTAGCCAAATAATCTACTGTCATGTCTTCTTTGTAGACATGAGGATTGTAGATAAAGACTTTATCATCACTCGACCAATGTTGCCTCCATGTAGGTTCTGCACCTTCATCAAAGTCAAGAATAAAAACCCAGTGGGTTTCTTTTTCTTCATCAGTTCTGCAATCAATCGCTAATCCGGTTTTTCCAGTTCCGGGGTCTCCACTAATTCCACACAGCATATATGCTGATTCATTTTCCATCAAACGCTTTCGCTGATTAAAGGCCTTAGCCTTTGCACTTGCGAATGCACTCTTGGTATCTTCTTCTTTTGCCTTACTTACGAGATTACTCGCCTTTCCTTTTCCTTTCAAACTCATTCTTCTTCCTCCTTAAATTGTTCACTTAATATTTTTAGTTGTTTTTCATGCACTAAGCGGGTGAACATTTTTCCGCTCTTCATGTGAAAACGAACAGTATATCTGTCGTATTCGTTATCGTCTTCTTTCCATTCTATTGTTTCAACCTCTTCGAGGTCAAGTAGTATTTCATTCATTTTAATTATCATCTTTTCACCTTTAAAGTATAGGCTTCGCACCTATCCGAATGTCATTCAGCCGCCAACATTTACACGGAAATCAAATCAAAGCATATCTTCAATCTTGTCCGAGAGCAACAACAATGTTGAAGCCCACAGACCAACGAAAATACCCAAGTTTTCATCGTATGCAGCATAAACGCCGATACTAAGTAAAATTGAGGCAACGCTTGTGATTAAACCAATTTTCTTGTAATTCATTTAAATCACCAAAACTCCATTGATTCGCCTTCTTCGACTTCTTCGACAACTACACCTGTTGCAGTTCGAGCATAAACACCATACAAATTAATTGTCACTGGGTTATATTCTCCATCAATAGGCATTCCATCTTCATCCTTCTTTTGGGTTTGATTTGTTCTCCCGACAATAATAACATCGGAACCAACTCCAAAGTTAATGTCAATATGAGAAGGAACCCAAATAGGTGTTGATTCGGGAATATCGTCTTCATCAAAGCCGTAATTAGCATCAACAGGTTCAACCCAAATAACTCGGTTTCCACTTCGCTCATTTGGTGTAAGATTCATACTTGTGACAATTCCATCAGTGACGACAAGGCGCAAACCTTGTTGTTGAGAAATTAAGTCATGGTAAGAATCCAATTCAATCATATCTGCAAGATATTCTGCTGTATGTTCAACAAGAATATCTTCAATTGACTCACCGGAAACATCAATCCATCGAGGGTCTTCTTCATCAAGAACATCGAGATAATTCATACTCGATAGAGTCTTGTTGCGAATACCGTAAATAGCATTACGCTCTTCATTAAACAAACCATAAATGGTAGTCCAACGGAATGTCTCAACATTAAAGTTCTTTGCTTGGTCGTTCTTCAATTGAAGGGACCAAAGTTGCATATCGCCATCTTCTTTCATTCCAATGAAATGCGCTCGAAGTTTAAATTCTTCTTTAGGCAAAGGCTTTCCGTAATTCTTATTTGTATCTCCCGAAGCCCAAGACTTAACAGGGTCAACAGGAACAATCCAATGGTTTTCACCAACTTCCATAGCCGAAGCAGGTAGTTGAGGAATAACTCTTGTATCCCATTCACCGTTCTTAACTTGAGTCTTTTCGTAAGACCCACCTTCTGTAAGTGTCACTTCTGCAATCAATTCATCTTTTAATGCTTGTGACGAATCACTGTTAAACTTACTCAACACATTCTTTCGCTTCCATTCCATTACATCACGGGCCGGTTCAATACCGATAAAGAAACCTGTTCCTGCATTACCGAAACCTGTTGAGGCTGTTCGATTAGATGCAAGACGGCCACGAACATAATTACGAGTCAAAGTCAAAGCAACAAGTTGTTGTCGCTCATCTTCCAAGTCGAGATTATTGCTACTGCCAATCTCCGTGTATTTTTCATTCATTTCTCCGACTTCAATACTTAGTCGGGTCGCCAAACTGTTCAGTTCTTTTTCTACTCTTTCAATCATTTTTTTTCACTTTCCTTTTTATTTTTTTTATTTCATAAACTGTGCTGTGAACCATGCCACAAGCACTTTTGGTGTCACACTTCTGCTTCTCCATTCCATTTCTCCTACTGCACCTACCACCTTAAACTTCTCGGCAGGTGTTAATTCCATATCCAGAACACATTGTAGGAGTTTCCCACATATATCTTTTACAGTATGACCTGCAAAAACAAGCCTATGTAAAAATTCTAATGCTTCGGGGTTCTTATCAAGAAGTTGTTTTAAACAATTCTTGTAAGGTCCCATGTGTTCATTCAGTAGATTATCCGGAGTTTTTCCGGAATAAATACACGCCTGTAATTCGTTGATTGCTCGGCGCATATCTCCCCCACAAATATCTACAATTCTGTGGGCATTTTCTTCAGTAAAATCTGCATTATTTTCAGCAACAATTTCCATCAACCTTTCAACTTGTACGGCTTCAGGAATTGGTGTAAAAAAATAGTTGGCACAACGAGAACGGATTGCATCATCAACAGCATATGGGTCGTTGCAAGCAATAATAAAACGAACATTGGTTGCCCGTTCCATTACTCTTTTCAAAGCCCGTTGTGAATCACGGGTCATTCCTTCTAATTCATCAAGAAAACAAATTTTAAACTTGTTTCCAGATACTGAGCGAGTATTGACAAAGTTGGTAATAGTCTGTCGAACTGTCTCCAACTTACGGTCTTGACTCGCATTAATTTCTAAGAAGTCTGTATCTTTATCTTCTTGAAGAAAGTGATTAGCCAATACATGGGCCGCAGTTGTTTTACCAATCCCCGGAACTCCATACATAAGAACTGGTGGTAAATCACCCTTACTTATCCATGTTTCTGCATCGGCAACAAACTTATGTTGTCCAATCAAATCTCCTATCACATTCGGTCTATATTTTTCTGTCCAATTCATTCAAATCTCTCCTTACTATATTTATCGCATTTGATGGGTCTGTTGCCATCACTTCGACTATTTTTTCTTCTCCATTTATTTTAAATTTTACAACATGCACTACTGTTTCCATCATATCCGTTTCCGGAGTATTTGGGTATTTAGTATGTGAAGTAAAATTTGTAAAGTAATACGGCTCTTCTACCATATTTATTCACCTATTAAGCAATCCGCTGTTAATACATATCCAGCAACACTTACTGCCGAGCGTAGAGAAGACTTTACAACTCGAACAGGGTCAAAAATTTCTCCCTTTTCTACGAATATATTTCTATTACCATCATAAAATTTACCCATCAAAATATCATTATCAAATTTAGAGTCCATGTTCTCCCCGTTAATATTATAGTAAATCTTTTGGAGAGGGGCTTTTAATGCTTTACGGAAAACCATTTCAATGTCAAAACATTGTCTAATACTTTGCTCGTAAAGTTCAACACCTGCACCTCGAATAACTCCTTCTGCAATTGCCGCTCTTGTAGCATTCAAAGCATCATCAACTCTTTCCAATTTATTTTGAATCTCTTGTTCGGACATTCCACTAATACCGATAACTGCGGCATTACCTTGTAGTTTTCCATATCGAACTGAGTGTTTCTTTTGGTAAAATTCATTCTCAGCCATAGATTCTTCGCAAGCAATTTCATCAAGGCGTTCTAAGAGCAAATCATCATCACCCATGAAGCCCAAGAATGCGGCCTTCTTGGATGAAATAATTGCCTTATTACATTGCCCATAGTATGAGGCATTAATATCTGCAATTGACATATCTAATTCTTTGTTAATCATCTTGCCTCCTGTAAAGATAGCCAAGTCGTTTAACTTTTCGGTTTGCCAAAAAGAAATGTCTTCTGCTTGAACAATACAGGCATTAATATTTCCATTCACTTGATTCATTACGAAAGTATTGAGTGCTACTGCACCCACAGAAGTGCATAAAACAATCAAAGGACTATTCTTAGACTTCGCATATTCAAGTGCAGGAATAAGTTGAGCAAAGTCGTTAATATCTGCATTAGAAACCATTATCAATGGTTTATCAAATGTTTTACTTTCACCAAATATTTTTGATAGAACAGGGTTAATATATCCCTTG